AGGGGACTGCCCCTCCATTGGCTGCGATACAAACACCAACGAGTATAGCACAGTCGCAACGATAAACGTAAGCGTCAACGACAGGACGATGCCGACGATGAACCGCAGCAGTTCCTCTGGCGACCATTCTCTAGTCGGCTTCATTTTCTTCACCCGTATTTATTAACCATTCGGTGCAGTAGCCCATAGCAATGCACTTGGGCTTCTTGCAGATTTCCTGCTGCCAGTTCGCAGGGTCTTGGCAATCGTAGCGGTAGCGGTCTTGGCAGCCCATCAGCGCCAGCGCCGCTAGTAGTAAGCTGGCTACGCGCATACGCTCTCCTTAGCCGGCCTTTATCAATATGCCGATTAGCAACAGAATGATTGTGCCGGCCACAGACATACCTACGGCCTCAAGACGCTTCAGTCGCGCGCAGATGCTTTCGTACCGGAACGTGCAGACCTGTTCGTGCGTGTTAAGTTGGGCCTGTGTTTCGTCAATAGTAGCCATTGTTAGCGCCTCATAGCGTTATAAGATGTAAACAGCATATTTTTAGGCAGCGTGCCATATATAGGTGCAGGATAGCCTTCCGAAAAATCAACATCTACCAATGGCTCACCGGAGTCAGGGGATATTTCAGGATACCCAAATTCCGCTGCTATCCTAGCGCGCTCTTGCGACAGCAAAGCTTGCTGCGCTGTCTGCGCCATAGCGTTACGGGTAGATGGCTTAACGCCAGCGCCGGGCTGCCCTGCGTTTGCGACCGCGCGGTTTACCTGACCCTTTGTCATCTGGTTTGCAACGCCTCTTGAGGCGGCACCAGCGGTTTGCACGCCACCTACAATAGCCGCCATAGTAGGGTTTATCATACCCATCCCACTATAGCCGAGGCCATATTGCGGTAGCTGCGACATCAATTGGCGGGCGTTAGGTGCTAGCTTTCCAAGCGCCATTAAAACTTTTTGTGTGGCCGTTCCTTCGGCAACCTGTTTGATTAGCGCCTGCGTGGGCTTGTCAAATTTTGCTAACGCGCGTTTGTTTTTATGTATGGCGCGAAACTCATCCCGCAACGCTTTTGGGAATGATTTAGTAGCGTCCAGTGCCGATGATGCGTCGGTCGCTCTTGTGATGGCCGTTTCAAGAGTGTCGGTCTGGTAGCTGCGTCCGCGGACGGCGCGGCCTTTTGTAAGCAACGCATTTGCAACATCAGCATCACCCGACGTTGTTTGCGCTGGCGTTAAATTATCCATGTAATCATCTATAGCGTCATCAATCGCCGCAATTACGGCGCGCTCCTCGTTATCAACGCTTGTTGATCCGCTTTTGCTGTATGGAAGGTCGCGTATTTTACGCCTAGTTTTGTCCAGCATATTAAACGGTATTGCTTTGCCTGCTTTTACATTAAGCATTTCTAATGCTTGATTAACTACAAGGTCATTATCGGGGTCATACGGCAAATCTTTTATTCTTGCGCGAACTTGGGGTACCAAGTCAGTCATTGCTTGCGGCGAAACATTAACGCCTTCATCCCGCATTTGCTTGAAGAAATCATCCGCTTCGCTTTTTAAAACGCTTGAAGGAATTGGTTTTGTCTTAGGCGTAGCTATTTTACCGCCAGTAGCACCGGCGGCTAATGAAAGCCCTGTCAACGCGTAAGGGTTTTCTACACCAAGGTAGTTGGACGCAACGGACGGCGCGCCGCCAGCGGCTGCACCGGCAACTGTTTGGCCGCGAATGTTTTTACCCATCTCGCGCATGAAATTTTGGACCGGCTGCGACCCTGTCTTAAACAAGTTCTGCGCTGCTTTTCCTTGGTTAAAAGCACTAGCGCCCGCATCCAAAACGTCGTTAAACACTTGCTGCCCCGGCGTTTCAGGGCTGCGACCAATGCCAACGCTTTCATAACCCTTGCGGATAGTTTGCGAAGGCAGGGGAATGCTCTCGGCGCCGAAGAACGATCCACCTAAGTTGTATAACGCTGTACCAAGATCGACAGCGCCTAGCGACAACACGCCGCCGGCTGCGCCTATAGGTGCGCCAAGGCCGCCAGTTGGTATGCCGCCAGCCATTGCGCCAAGCCCCGCGGCTGTTGCATACGGCGCTAGTACGCCTGCGGCAATACCGGCGTACTGGTCTATACCCGTGCGTGGCGTTTTAATAATTGGCGTCGCAGGCGCTGCCGGTTCGTAAACACCTAGATTTTCGTAAGGGTCTATCTCTTCGTACACACCTAAATTGGCGTAAGGGTCAGCCTGTTTCATTTTCGGGTCATGACCTTTCCGTTGTCCGACCGTTTCCAACGCTTAATGTTAGGGTTAGCGCGGACTTGTTCTGGCGTCAAAGTTGGAATTACCGGCGTTTTGCCTTTGCCTTGCGACCCGCCAGTTGGTGTGGCTTTTGGCTTGTTGCCAGTAGGCGCCGGTGTAGGTGTAGCTGCCTTTGGCATTGCTACGCCGCCAAGGCGTGACATTCTTGTTTTAAGCTGGTTCCAAGCTGACAGACGCACACTGCGGGTAAGCGCAGGGTTGTTTATATCACCCACCAACCGCTCGTACAATTTACGGTCTTCGTTGGACACGCCGGCGCTCAGTTTGCCTTCTGGCACCAAAGTCAATATTAAATCACTGGTGATAACGTTAAGCGCGCCGATGGCGTCCATACCCTTCGTACCGCCGCCACCCATGCTTTCAGGTATGAAAGCCATTATATCTGCGCCGAGTTTTTCGCCGCCGCCGCCGGTGGATTTTTTAATCAGATCGGCAACGGGGTCTTTGCCCGTTTTGTAATCAAAACCGGTGACATCTAAAAACTTATTAAAAGTACGCGCCCTCTCTTTTTCAATAAGAGCTTGCGAAACAGTTTTTGGCGGGCCGCCTGTACCTGCGCCGCCTGTAGGCGTCCGGCGATTACCGCCGCCGGCGCTTTCGACTTTGATAATATCATCACGAACAGCTTCCCAAGGCACGTTTGTAAACGCGCCCGGACGGTTGCTAGGCAGACCAGCCCAAGTCTTTTTAAGGTCCCCACCCTTACGCTCCTCATACAGAGCTTTTGCAAGCTGCTCTTGAACGTCTGCGGTAAAGGTCGTGTTGCGCCAGTTAGGCCCAAGAACTTTTGGTGCTATCTCTTGGAGCGTTCCATAAGTAAATTGATACGTACCAACAGCGCCAGTGCCTTCGCGCGGGCCAGCGCCGACTCTACCGCGTGTTTTGGGTATCAGCGTGTTGCGCTGGAAGTCCTGCACTTCACCTATAGTGGATTGCGAAATAGGCTTTGGAGGTAAGCCAAACTCGCCGAACCCATACACAACGTCAGCAGTGTTACCTTGCCCCGGCGCACCGCGTGGGGTGGTGCGTGGCGTTCCAACGGCTGCCGGCGGAGTAGGTGTAACAGGCGGCGCCATCGACGGTTGACCTGTGCCGCCGCCAACGGCGTAAGGCGACGTAACGCCGGTACTAGAGAAAACAGGATCGCGCCGAGCGGGGGTAAGATTTGCCCTTGGATCGCCGACAATGGATTCGGCGGAAACACCAGTATACGGATTTGTATTGATTACCGCGCCGTCAACAACGCTTTGGGTCATCTTAGTTGGTTCTGCTGGTGCAGTGAACCGGAACAGTTCTTGGCCTCTGGTGGGAGAATTAAAGTTGGAGTCATAGAATACCGTAGCGTCGCCTACCTTTGACTCCTTCACTTCAGGCATGACGAATTTAAGCGCAGCGCGCGCTGGTTCTGACTGCGAAATAAACTCTAACACAAACAGTTTACGGTCATTTTCGTCGGGTATATCCATTATTTGTTGTAGTATGGGGTTAAATTTATCTGGCTCCATACCAACCGCGGCAAAAGCCTTGGCAGCCTGCATTATTTTTTCGTTGGTGGGCGCGCGTAATATACCCACCAAGCCGCCGCCTAATGCGCCAGCTACTCTTGTTGGCTGTTCTGCGCCAAACTTGTCCACGTCGCGCTGTTCGGCTGCCTTGGCGTATTCCATTTCCTGACGCGTGCGCTCACCCTGAAGCTGTGCCGCGCGCTGTTGCGACGCCATATTCATCATGTTTGCGTACTGCGCCGTCCGCTTTGACGGATCAGGCATCTGGAGCAAATTTATTTGGGGCATCATTTGGTTTGCCATGCGATTACACCTTTACGTGTTAAATTGTTGCGTAGGGGTTAAACGCAAAAGGGTTATAACCCGGCATAACCATTGATGGCGCCGCTGCTGGGGTGGTGCGCGGGGCGGTGCGCGGGGCGGTGCTAGGGGTGTTGTTCCTATAGTACGCCATCATGGCGTTGTTCATAGGTGCGTTAGTCACAAACCCACTTATCTGACCCACTGCGTTGTTAATCGCGTTGGCTGTCCCTGCATAGCTTGACGCGCGGGCGTTCCCTATGTTTGTCGCATTGTTGGCTTGTGCGTTGCCAATGTTGTAGGCGCTCTGCGCGGCAGCGTTGCCTACGTTCATAGCGCCTCCTGAAATGGCATTTGCTACGTTGTATGCGTTTTGTGCAGTGTTCTGACCGCGGCCCAGCGTAAGATCGCCTACTGTGCCGTAATACGTCGCATCGTTTGCTCTGGTTGCTGCGTTCTGGTTCATAATATTTTGGGTTGTTGCATTAGCGCGGCCCAAATCGAGTCCAGCGGTTGCTTCACCAAGGTTTAACGCATTTGCCGATGTGTTTGCGCCGCGTTGCAAGGCAAGATTTCCAGTTGTTAATCCACGGGTCGTAGCAAGATTGCCGGTTGCGGTTCCAAGATTTGTAGCAAGATTGCCAGTTGTTAACCCGCGATTGACAGCAAGACTGCTAGTTGTAGACGCGCGGCCAAGAGAGTTCGCGGTTGTCGCCCGCGCCCGCTCCAAAGCGTTTGTTGCAATGTTTGAGCCAAGCTGCCCCGCAGCGCCCGTCATAACATTTGACGCTGACTGACCCGAAGCTGACAAACCGCCAAGCGTATTAAGGCGCGCGGCGCGTTCAGTTTGAGCGCGGTTAAATGCGTTTTGATATTCTTGGCTGGCTAAGTCTTGACCAAACCGCGTGATGTTTTTTAGCGCGCTGCCAGACAATATACCGCCGCGCGCGGACGCTGATCGGTCTAGCCCCTTTATACCTTCCGATTGACGGAAGGCATAGCCGGGGTCTAGTTCAAAATCAGCTAGGCTAAATTTCTTAGCGTATTCGCCGTAATTAGCGGCATTCTTATCGCCGCTAAGGCCCATAAGCTGCATGACTTGATCTTGAGCGAGGCGACCATCATCAATAAATGGCTTTTGAAATTCGCCCTGACGCTGGTACGCTTGCTGATATGCAGCGTCAGCAGCAGCAGCCCCAGCGTCCGTCGCAAATTGGGCCGCGTCAAAACCTTTATTGGTGTCGACTAATGCGGTGTCAAAACCCCTGTTAGCGTCGGTTAGTGCGGTGCCGTAGCCCGCTCTAATATCGGTTAGCGCAGTGTCAAAACCTCTATTGGCGTCGGATAGGGCCGTACCAAAACCCGCATCGCTAGCAGCCTGCGCGGTGCCGTATGAAGTCCTATATGCGTTTCCAGCAGCGTCAAAACCTTTATCAGCGGCTGCTTGTGCTTCGGCGGCCGCGCGCTCGTCCGCGGCCCGCGTTTCGGTGAAGCGCAAACGTTCCAAATTCTGCGCCTGCGTGTTTGCTTCATTTTGCGCCTGCTGCGCTATGGCTGCGGCTTCTTTTGCCGCTGCAACGGCTTCAGCCGAGCCTGTCTTTTGGGCCTCTAACGCCAGCGCGCTTGCACGTTCCTGCGCTGCTGCTGCCGTATTAGATGCGGTTACTTGCGCGGCAGCTACTCTTTTAGACGCGCCGATGGAAACGCCCGCGCCTAAAGCTGCCGTTCCAGCTACTACTGCTGCTGCTGCCAAACCCATTTTACGCTTCCTTCAGTTGCAAACGGTATGCACTACCGTGATCTTGCGCGCCTAGGCGCTTATATAGCATGGAAATACGGGGGCCGGAACCCCTTTTACCTGCCTCAAAAAAGACTTCGTCAACACCTTTATTTTTTAACTCTTTAATTGCTTCGCGTTGCAGCTTCAACCCTAAACCGGGGAACTCTGGTGACGCAAAGAATGTAGAGTTTGTCGCGGACAGAATGTCAGGCGAAGTCAACGATGGGGCTATTAGCGTCATCAGATAACCAAACATACGACCGTTACACCGCGCAGTCATTATCTGCATAGCGCCGGCATCATCCAATGCACGCATAAGCGGCAAGTTTTTATTCTGCCAGTTGCCCGGCGTTTCGCCTACCTGAATAAGATGTTCGTCAAACAGACTGTCGGCATCGCGCACCCAGCTATCAAAATCTTCTGTCTGAAAGGTAACGCCTTCGGGTGGCTCATTAACCTTGGGCGCTAACGCCGTTATCGTCTGGTGCTTGGCAACCGACGCCAGCTTTTCCATCGCTGGTGCGTATGCGTTGTAGTGGCGCATCATTGCAGGCAAATTGATCTGAATGTTGACAGGCGCCATACGCGCATAGTGGTCAAGGTCATGCGGCTGCTGGAGGCAATGCTCGAACACTGCCGCGCAAGTGTCTTCGTCATTCAGGCTGTCAAATGATACCGACAAGACGTTAGGTAGCCGCGCCTCAATCTGGTCTAAGCTGCGGTCCAGCTTTAGCAGTAGTGCATCAAGACCAGCGCGGTCAAACTGCGTGCCGGACAGCTTCATAAGACTTTCGGCAACTTCGTCACGCGGACGGCGGACAACCAGAATGCGGGCGTTAGGTGCAAACTTGTCTAACAGTCGCCACCAAGGCGCGCCAGCAGTTTCCGCCGTGCCAATGTTAGGCTGCGAAAACCATGCCTGCACATCGTCAATGCTACGCATATGCCGTAGCTCTTCGTGGCCGCACATCCATTCACCGTAAGTCAGAAACTGGGACAGCCAAGCTGACCGCGACCTAGGTAAAGAGAATACGACAAACGGCGGCATTAACTAATCTCGCGTCCAGACGCGCGCAAGTTGACTGCCGCCGCTGCTGACGCAAGTGTCGAGACAAACCCGCCGGATGGCAGGGTGTGGCCTACGATCTCTGGAAAGGTGTAAGTCTCGCCGGGTTGCAGCGTCCGCGTCTTGACGATCAGGTTGCTGTTGCCCGTGGCTTCGCTGACCGCTGCCAAGTTGACGCTTACATTGACCATGCCGCTGCTGAAGTTAGTAGCAGTAAACTTGTCAATGATGGTCGTGACGCCGGTCGCCACATACTGCGTAGTCTGCGCGTTTTCCATATTCTTAGCTGGAATGATGTTTGCTGCGATAATTGGCATGGGCCGGTCCTATCAGGTTACGTTGCCGGTGACATAGAATGTTTCAGTGCCGACGCACAGCACGTTAGCGACGCCGTAGGCTGCGATGGTACGGCTGCCTGTGGTTGCTGTGCCGCCAAGCCGTAGCGTCGTTCCAGCGCCCTGTGTGAGCGTCACGGTGCTGGCACTGCTGCTCACCACAAGAAACTCGTCGCCAGCCACAAACACGCCCGACGGGACTGTGGTGGTCGCAGACACATACAGATGCTTTCCAATGTCCGACGCCGCAGCGGTTGTGTTCGCGCTTTGCGGAACGGTACGGAAACCAATAGTGTAGCCCGTGCCAAGGCTGTCGTTGACCGTTGACGCCGAAGCCAGACCTGTGATGGTCTTGTTTGTCAACGTCTGGGTGGCTGTCAGATAAACACCGTTCGTCACTGTGCCAGCGTTGCCGGATATGTCGCCAGTGATAGTAGAAGTTGTGATTGTAACGCCGCTGATCGTACCGCCGGTAATAGCTACGTTGTTAGCGTTTTGGCTGGCAGCGGTGCCGTAGGTTGCAATGTTATCAACAGTCCATTGCAGCACGTTGGTGGCGCTTTCCAAGACTACTTTGTAGCTGGAAGCTGTAGAGAACCACAGATCGCACTCGCCGCGGGAGTCTAAAATAACTGGGTTGGTGTTGGCTGTAACCCCCGACGCACTAGTATATGTTTGCAATGGTGTTGTCGTACCGGCTGCATAGGTATAAACTTTGCCGCCAACCAACGGGTCACCGTTAGTAGCAAAGAATTGTGCTTTAGGTTGTGGAGCAAGAACAGTCATATCTAAACCTCAATTAATGTTATCGGTAACCGTCAGGATGACAGACGGAATTGCGGGGACAGGGACGCTTGCAGCCGCTGCGCGGATTTCACAGCCAGTATTATCAGTAGAAAAAACCAGTTCAAAATAATCGCCGGCGGCTAAGTTTACCACAAAGTTCCCTGCTGCAACAACCGCTGAACTGCTTCCGGCTAACGTCACGTTGGCCGCAGAGTTTGACGCGTTAGTACCGTTCACCCTGTACCAGATAAAGACGTTTCCTGAACCAGCGGCGGTTTTGTTAAGCCGCGCCGAAAACTCAAAGTTGTACGTGCCTACCCGATCCACAAACACTTGCGATGTAGTTGCGCCAATGTAGGCGCCATTGGATATGTTTGTAGAGTTAAACGTGATTGGATACGCTGTGTTAATAACGGCGGCTGTCTGCGTAGTCGTGTCGTAAAACGAACCGTAACGGTTGTCGCTCATCTGTGGCGTGTACACTGGGGCCAAGTCTTCCCCAAAAGCCGAACTTGCTGCCGAGTTAGCTTGACCACTACCCGTCAGCGTAAAGATGTTAAACAGATACCTGTACCACTCACGCGTAACCGTGCCGTCTGACGTATCAGTAATTGGCACGCGCGACGCGGGGATGCGGGTAAGCTGGGAATCAGGCATTTGTGCCGCTCAACATTAGTTCAGCGCCGGTAAGGTAGATGCGGACAGGATCACTGCCGGACACTTCGTAGACGCGGTCGCGCAGCTTTAGCGTCATGCCAAGCCGGCGCCATATGACGCGGGTGCCTGTTGCACCTATCTTGCCCATAGACGCCCAGTGTTCGTTGGACCATGTATGGCCGCCATCGTCGGACCAGCGGAGCATAGCTTGCGGGTCGCTTCCTTGGCCGTCGTTCAAGCCAACGCCTGTTTCGCACTCAAGCTGCAAAGAGTGGTTTGTTGTACGCTTGAGGTTGTTTTGGCCTGTCGGCAGAGCGCGCCACGACCGCAACCAACGCTGCGCTATGTCGTTATCTTCAAAAACATTTAGCTCAAACGTGTAGACGTTTCCGTTAGCGTAGTCGCCAACGATGATATTGCCTTGGAAGTTACACTGGCAGTTGCTGCGGTGACGTGAGAATACGCCGCTGTCGCCAGAAGGCGTAAGCGGCAGCGCAATGTTAAACGCGCCGTCATAAAACGCTCCGCCGTAAAACGCACCTTCAGACGGAGCGATAGCCGCGTAAGATGACCGCTGGTGCCACGCGCCGGTGGCAGCGTCGTACACCCAAGTCTCATCTGCGGACGGGAACGACAGAACGTAGAACGCATGGCCGTCCTGCTGGTAGGTGTAGCCCACAGCGTCGCTCATGTCTAAGTAGTTTTGGATTTGCCATTCAATTGCGTGCGTTGATATGCGCTGCGCGGAGTAGCCGGTCGCGCGGTAAATGATGCCTTGGCCGCGCGCGTCAGCGCCAAGCCAGAACACAGTGTTGTCCATCTTGGCAATAGATGCCGGCGCGGCGCAACCGATTTCGTTAAACGCGCCTTGGATCGGCGACAGCGGAAAGTCTAGACCGCCTGAGTTGTACCATACTTCGGTAGAGTCGGTGCCGAATACCCAGCATTCACGGTGGTCTACGAGTATGCCAACGACGCCGTCAGGGCTACCTTCGGCGCTGGCAAACTCTAACGGGTCAATCTGAAAGCCATCAAAAATCTGCGTTACCCAAAGCCGTTGGCTGTCTGGTTCGTTGAACACAAAATAGCCGTCCAGATAGCCGACGGTTACAGCGCCGGGGAAGTCAGGATCGGTGATCTGCGAGAACGTGTTAGTTGATTCGTCGTAGATATACGAGTCGGGGTTGCAGGCGAAGAATATCTGTGTGCCGTTGTCGGCGATGGACACAGGGCCAGTGCCGGTTACGTCGCCTAGCTTAACAGGCGTTCCGGTAAGGCTAGACAGTTTGTAGACTTCAAAACCTGATACAACGTAAAAGTCATCGCCGCGCGTCTGGTGCGCCCACAGCCCGCGGATAGGCCCGTCGCCGACAGCTTGTTGAAGCTGCAAGCCGGGGCAGCGTTGAATGAACGCAGGCTCTATGCCGCCTTCTGGCACAGCTTCGGGAAACATATTTATCATGCGCGCGTTGGCAGCGTTTATTGAACGGGCCACATACGCGCTGCCGAGTATGGGTGTCTTCATTAGTAGTTACCCGCAAAGATGTTATACCGCTGGCGGGTTGCTATGATGCTGTATGGCATCGACATGATGTCATCAGGATTGTTGATGCGCTTCAGATTGCGCTTGGAATACATAGCTATGCGCTGCACTTGTGGCGACGGCTCAACGCCAAACTCAGGTGCTAGTTCGCACGCTAAATTATAGCGGAACGCACGCAGATAGCCGGGCGGGAACGAAAGGGTTGTGACAAGCGTTGCAGGCTGCGTCAGTTCTTCGACCGAAATGAAATGCCATTCCAGATCGCGCGTTGGGCGCGGATAGATAAACATTTCAATGTCAGGATACGTCATGTTGGTAAAGATAACCTGCGGAAATGTAGATGACACGGTCTTGACCGCGATGCCATCATACTGCTGCTGGTTGATCATTTTAATGCCGTAGCTAACGCCAGTGCTAGGGTCTTTGAAATATGTAGCGTCATCCAGCAAGATAGGGCGGTTGCCGACAAAGTCGCCGGTTGGCCCAAGCGTGCGGCTAAGTACGCCAGAAGGCCATGTAAAGACTTGGTCTTGTGTCGAGAAGACGGCAAGGCGCTCAGTGTTCCAGCTATCAATCATCTGATCCATAGCGCGCAGGGCGTCTTGCGATGTTTCAGCCGATGGAGTTTCGCCTTCTGCCAGAACACCTAGCAGCCTAAGCGCACCGTTGATTATGTCGCCAGCAGTTTCCATGCCAAAATCCCCATAAAACTCTTAAAAATGGACGGCCCGAAAGCCGTCCAAATTAATTATACGCAATGAATGATAGCAAAGTTAATTACTATTGCTTCTGACAGCGTACCGCCAGAAATGTTACGTAGTGTGATGCTGACAGTGCCTGCGCCCAAAGAGTTTGCAAACACGTTGTATGATCCAGCGGTTGCTTGACCACCAGCGATAGTCAGAATAACAGTGTCATTTGCAGAAATGAAGCTGTTAGTCAGCGTGAACGTAGCGTTAGTGGCAGTAGCCAAAGACGCGTTGTTCATCGTAATAACGCCTGCTGGCTTGTTCAGTGTAACGCCAGTAGACTTGCTGGTAGCCTGCGTAACGGTGCCTTGTGCCGCGGCGGTGTAGCCGATTTGCTCATCAGCCAAGATAAATTGTGCGCCAATAATATCTTGATCGAGGAAAGCAACACCAATAGATTTGTTGTTAGCCATTGATTTTCTCCTGAAAAGGATGCCCCAGCATGAAGCTGGGGCAAACCTATTAGCCAGCGATGCGGTACAGATTGTACGTAGTGTCGCTTGTTTTAACAGCGCGGAACAATACGCTCTTAGAAGCAACGCCTGCGCCTGAACCAACCAAGGTCCAGCCGGTGCCTACTACGATAGTAGGAACGCCGGTGCTGGTAGCAACCAAAGCAATATCAAATGCTGAGTTTGTCTTTGCGCTGCTGATGGTTGTATTAACAAGAGTAACCGTTGGAAGTGTAAGGTCGGCTGCACTAGCTGAAGTGTAGACAACCAAACCGCCGCCCAAATCGGCAGCAGTTAGGGTAGCTGCTGCGGTATATGCAGTAGCAACAGGGGACGTAGTCAGGTTAACTTCGGTAAGGTTGCCGTCACCGAGTTGATAGCCGCCAGCGCCATTAGGTAAAGTAGGCATAGTAAAAATCCTTTAAAATAGTTGGCCCCCGGCGAACCGAGGGCCGGTATTAGATTAACCCCACATCCGGACAGCCATCTGCGGACGGATCGTGCTGTAACCGTACAGAACGTCAATACGGCAAGGCAGACGGTCGTTGTTGATGTCGTACTGACGAACAACGCGAAGCGAAATGCCGTTGTGTACCTGACGCGAAGCCATATCTACGCCCTGTGGGAGCAGAAGGTCGGCGGTTGCGAAGGTAATGGCATCCTTGTGGTAGATGAGGTTCTGCGCGTATTGCGTAGAAGCCGTACCAACGAAGATGATTGCCTTCGAGTTGCCGGGCAGCGTGTTGACGGTAGCAAGTGCCTGCGTAGCCGAGTAGATCGGTGAAACAGTAACGTTACCTGCGCCAGAAGCGTTGAGCGTGACATCAGCCAACGCAACGAACTGGAACAACGAACCTGTGCTTTCACGGGTCTGTGGGTTAACGCTGTAGCAATCAGCTACAGTGAAAACGTCGCCTGCCTTGACTACGCCGGCGTTACCAGCACCAGTGATGGCGATGGTGGTTGCACCTTCAGTAGTAACAGCCGCCGAAGTCGTGCCGCCAGTTGCAGTACGCGAACCAGTGGTGAACTGCTTGATGGACTGCGACATATTGATTTCGTCGAAACCAAGTACGCCTGTACCCATCATGCCGTTCTTGAACTGCTTGCTGATCGTGTCGGTTGGGTTGAATAGACCCTTCAGACCTTCGACCAAACCAGCGTTGGCGGCTGGGTTAACAGTTGCATAGCGTGGCGACATTACAGCAGCGTTTTCGTTGAGCTTCTGCTGTGCAGCAAGAAGAACAGCCGAAGTCGATGGCGTAGTGCCGGGCGTGCCGACCGTGTTACCGATGGTCAAGAACGAGTTGGCAACGTCAGCGTCGATGCTGGCAGCAAGCTGCGAGATACGTGGCTTGAGAACGCGGTCTGCGAAATCGTCAAGCTGCATCGTCAATTCAGCAGTCGTGAAGTTGACGCCGATGTGCTTCTGGGTGG